ATGAAGAAGCTTAAAGAGGATGCCAATCAAGGCTCCTTATTTTCCAAGCATACGTTAGATAATGAAGACTTATCCACGCTTACTGGATTTGCCGAAGCCATTATTAAGCAAGATGCTTTTGTGAAAGAGCTAGAGGAGAAACTCAAAGAAGAGAAAAAGAAGCTGTTAAAGATGACGGACGAAGACTTACCCGCATTGATGACAGAAGCTAACTCTATGGAGTTTACTCTACTAGACGGATCAAAAGTAACTATCAAGCCACAGTATGGGGCGTCTATTAAGGTAGATAACCGTCCTGCGGCTTACGAATGGCTAAGGGAGCATGGGCATGACGACATTATTAAAAACACAATTTCTTGTCAGTTTGGACGAGGAGAAGACGATCTTGCATCTTCGTTCAAGGCGTTTGCCGAAAAAGAGGGATACGTCCCGACGCAAACTGAAAAGATCGAACCCATGTCATTACGGGGTTTCGTCAAAGAACGTGTTGAGAATGGTGATGAGTTCCCGATGGAGTTATTCGGGGCGTATGTTGGTCAACGAGCCGTTATTACTAAAGCGAAAGGAGCAAAGAATGGCTGAAGCAAGCAAGGCCGTGGCTGAAAAGAAAGCCACAGAGGTTGCCGCATTTGATTTTGCGCAACTTCAAAAAGATGCGGGAAAGGGAAACGAGAACGTCGGTAAAGACGATCTTGCCTTACCGTTTATTAAAATACTATCAGGGGTTGATCCAATGATGGACAAGCTTGATGGTAAAAAGGGTGACATATACAATAGTGTCACAGAAGCGCTATATAGCGGCAAGGAAGGCATTGTGATCGTTCCGGTAGCTTATCAGCGTGAATTTCTACGATGGGCCCCCAGAGGCCAAGGGAGCGGCGCTCCTACGGTCTACAAGACACGTGCAGAGTGTCCTGCGGTCAAGCGGTCAGAGGATGACAATAAAGAGTATTGCACCGATGGCAGTGGCGATTACATCGAGGAAACGCATCAGCACTTTGTGTTGGTCATTGGCGAGGACGGCAAAGGCGAAACTGCGCTGATACCTATGAAGTCCACACAGCTTAAAAAATCACGCAAATTTAACAGCATGATTATGGCACAGTGTGACAGAGATGGGTTTGCACGGTTCGCGTACAAGTTTCGTTTCAAAACATTAGCCGAACAAAACGACAAAGGTTCATGGCATGGTTGGGAAATGCAACTTGAGGGGCCACTTCTTGATGAGGAAACTCAGAAGAAAGATCCCGCACAGTTTGCTAGAAACTTAGCGACGTATGAACAAGCTAAATCATTCTCCGAAAGTGTCCAATCGGGCAACGTTGAAGTGAAGCGTGAGAATGATGATGTTAAGAGCGGCGAGAAAGATCAGATACCGTTCTAAAGAGGCGGCCGCGTAGGGGTGATGGTTTTCCGAACAGAGGATTTAAAGATATTAGTCCATCGCCCCACCTTATGGGAGAAAGTATGTCATCAATAGAAAAATTTGCCGCAATCTTTGACGGTCTGCAACTAGCCTACGGCACGTTTAAGATTGATAAGAAGCAATTAAATGGTAAGAGCACGGGCCGTGCCGCGATAGTTCGCGAGCCACGGTCCACAGAGCTATGGGAAGGTCATATATCAGGCAAAGGCCGTGGTATAGGTATTATACCCATAAACGAAGAAAACAAATGTGTCTGGGGGTGTATTGATGTGGATCAATACCCCCTTGACCATAAAAAACTAATAGAACAAATACGTAAGCTAAAACTGCCTTTGGTTATTTGTCGCTCCAAATCAGGCGGAGCGCACTGCTTCCTGTTTGCCACAGAATGGATAGAAGCCAAAGATATGCAAGCAACGTTACAACAAATGTCTGCCGCGCTCGGTTACGGCGGTAGTGAGATATTTCCAAAGCAGATCAAGTTACATTTAGACCGTGATGATGTCGGTAACTTTCTGAACCTACCATACTTCAATGCGGAAGAGGGTCTGCGGTATGCCATCAAGGACGACGGCACAAGCGCCACGCTTGATGAGTTTTTAGAACTGTATGAACAGTATAAGCAAACACCTGAACAGATAGCTAGTCTACAGCTAGGGGACGCTAAAAAAGAAGAGCCCATGATGGATGGTCCGCCATGTCTACAGATACTGGCAAGCAAGAAGATATCCGAGGGCGGTAGAAACAATGGGTTATTTAATCTTGGTGTATACCTACGCAAGGCGTACCCTGACAGTTGGGAAACAGAGATACTTACCTACAATATGCAGTATCTTGATCCCCCGTTGCCTCTTAGTGAGGTCAACATCGTAGCCAAACAGCTAGAACGTAAGGAGTATGCGTACAAGTGTAGCGATGCACCGATTAACGCTTACTGCAACAAAACCTTATGTCTTACACGAAAGCACGGTGTAGGCGCGGCTGTACAGGGCGCGGTCATAGCTAATCTACGTAAATACAACTCAATACCGCCTGTATGGTTTGTCGATGTAAACGGCGAGCCCTTGGAGATGGATACCGATGCCTTACTAAACCAAGCCGTATTTCAAAGATCATGCATGGAGCAACTAAACTTTATGCCACGCTCTGTATCAAAAATCATATGGGAAAACCGTATTGGAGCTTTGATGCAAGAGATGAAAGAAAACGAGAGCGCTATTATAGATGTATCACAGGACGCTAGTGTTAGCGGACAGTTCTTTGACCATCTTGAAGAGTTTTGTCAAAGTATGCAACAGGCAGAGGATAAAGAAGAAATATTATTGAAGCGCCCATGGACCGATGAAGACGAAAAGATGACGTACTTTAGGCTAAAAGACTTTGATGCGCACCTGAAGCGCAACAAGTTCTTTGAATACAAAAGCCATAAGATAGCACAACGTTTACGGGACAAGGGTGGCGAAAGTCTACAGATATCAATAAAAGGACGCCCCGTGCGTGTATGGAAGATACCGTCCTTTGATGCGGTAGAGGTGGAGCTATCCGCTCCTGAGTTTGGTGGTAAAGAAAATAAAGAGGTATTTTAATGTTAAAAACAGATGGATTTGATAAAGCATTTTTAGGCGTAGCGTCCCGTTTTGGTATGGACGATGTCTTTGCCTATGACTACGATAAAGTATTAAAGATACTAATAGAAAAGGAAGGTATGTCCCCAGATGAAGCCCAAGAATGGTTTGAATACAATATCAAAGGCGCATGGGTAGGGGATAAAACACCGCTCTATGTAAAACGATACGGCAGTATAAAGGATGCAGTAGATGACCTCGACTTATAAAGAAAGAAACCGTGAAATGCACCGATTGCGTACCGAAAGAGCCATGACACTTACGGCTATCGGTAAGAAGTATGGTGTAACTCGAGAAAGAGTGCGGGTTATTGTTAATAAAATCGAAGAAGAGAATGCAAACAAAGATATTCAGGATATACGGACCACCCGGGACGGGGAAAACGACAGCACTACTGAATAAAGTTGACGAGGCATTACGTCAAGGCATACCGCCCTCTAAGATAGGATACTTTGCCTTTACGCGCCAAGCGGCTTATGAAGCAGTAGAACGTGCGTGTCAGCGCTTTGGTCTTGATGAAACACAACTACCATGGTTTCGTACACTACACAGCTTTGCACTGCGTTTGTCAGGTATACGGGCCGAACAGGTGATGCAAAACGAGCACTATAAAGAACTATCCGATACGATTGGTATAAAACTTATGCCTGATAACGCTAACGGTGACGATAATATCTTTGATGCAAGCGCTAATGCTGATCCGTACCTTAGTATAATAAATCTGGCACGGCTGAAAAAAATACCGTTACGCAAGCAGTATAATCAAACCATCAGTAATATAGACTGGATGACCCTGTCTTACGTTGCACGGTCCTTACAAAGTTACAAAAGCCGACTAAAAGTGTATGATTTTACCGATATGCTAGAGATATTTGTAAAGGAGAGCTCAAAGTTCTGTCCGAACCTAAGTGTTAGTTTTATAGATGAGGCACAGGACTTGTCCCCACTACAATGGGACGTTGCGCATATTATAGAGAAATATTCTGATAAAATTTACTGTGCGGGAGACGATGACCAAGCTATATACAAGTGGGCGGGGGCTGATGTCGAGCACTTCATAGGACTTAATGGGGGGTACGAGGTGCTTGAGCAGTCCTACCGCGTACCACAAAACATACATCCTCTGGCATCACGTATATCCAAACGCATACACAAGCGTGTACCTAAGACCTATCTGCCCCGACAAGAAGATGGTTCCGTAAAACGTATCAATGACGTATCAGAAATAGACCTGTCCGAAGGAACGTGGCTTATACTTGCCCAAGCTAATTACTTTTTACATAGTCTTATCGATAATCTAAGAAGTCGTGGTCATTTGTTTGCGTACCACGGTAAGCGATCCATATCGCAAAAGATAAGCGAAGCGGTAAATGGATGGGAACAAATGCGTAAAGGACGGGAGATAACCGCCCCTGTGGCGCGTATAATCTACAGCTATATGTCTGTCGGCAATCGTGTAAAGCGTGGTTTTAAAAAAATACCGCATCTTATGGACGATGAAACCGTAACACTTGATGCGCTACAGCGCGATCATGGCTTGTTCGCCACTATCGATATGATATGGCACGAAGCTATGGATAAGATACCCGACAGCGAAAGAGCCTACATCACCGCTCTACTCCGTCGCGGAGAGAAGTTTAATGGCACGCCCCGTATAACACTATCCACGATCCACGGATCAAAGGGTGGTGAAGCCGAAAACGTTGTGCTATTTACTGATGTGTCCCCCGCCGCGTCGAAAGCGGCAGAACAGGACCCTGACGAACTGCACCGTGTATTCTACGTCGGTGTGACACGAACTAAAAAAAACTTATATTTAATCGAGCCAGAAGACGCATTGAGGAGTTACAGCATATGAACAGGAAGCAAATACTAGACAAAGCCGAAAAGATGATTAACGGCCCACGGGCCAAAGATTACGGCGATGCTCACGAGAATCACCAACGCATAGCCATGCTATGGTCGGTCTTGCTCAATAAAGAGGTCACGGTCGAACAAGTGTACCAATGTATGATAGCGGTCAAGCTGTCTCGCCTGATAGAAACACCAGACCATGAGGATAGTTGGCTTGATATCTGTGGCTACGGCGCTCTCGGAGGAGAAAAATAATGTCTTTGCAGTTAGCGTTTGATACGCCGAAGTCGGAATGGCTACCGCCAACCGAGCTTCCTAACATCTTTGATGCCAGACAAATAGCCATCGATGTTGAAACACGCGATCCAAATATCAAAACACTCGGGGCGGGGTGGGCTACAGGGGACGGAGAAGTCGTGGGCTATGCCATTGCCGTCAGCGATTGGTCAGGCTATATACCGATCCGTCACAAGTATGGCGGTAATCTGGACGAGCGTATCGTAAACAAGTGGTTACAAAAAGTATTTGAGAGTCCCGCTGATAAAATTATGCACAACGCCCAGTATGATGCGGGATGGATACGGCGCATGGGCTTCACGCTCAACGGGCGAATCATCGATACCATGCTTATCGCGGCTCTGTTAGATGAAAACCGTTTTAGTTATAGTCTAAACGCTCTGGCCTACGATCATCTTGGTAAAGTAAAATCTGAAAAAAATCTGGTAGAAGCGGCGCGTAGCTTTGGTTTGGACCCAAAAGGCGAGCTCTGGAAGATGCCCGCCATGTATGTGGGACCGTATGCCGAGGGGGACGCCGAGCTCACACTCGAACTCTGGAACTATCTGTCAGGACAATTGGGCAAAGAAGACCTATGGCCCATCGCTAATCTTGAGCTCGATCTACTGCCGTGCCTGATTGATATGACATGGCGCGGAGTACGGGTCGATCAGGACAAGGTCGAGCGCACACGCAACTCGCTACTCAAGCGCGAGAAAGACGTACTAAGCCACATTAAGAAACTTGTGGGGCATGACATCGAAATATGGGCCGCCGCCTCTATAGCGAAAGCATTTGAGGCTCTCAGTATCGAATACCCACGGACCGAGAAAGGCGCACCATCGTTCACGAAACAATTCCTGAGCGATCATACACATGAACTTCCGCAGTTAATTGTCCAAGCCCGTAACCTAAACAAGACCTCTGGGACCTTTATCAATACAATTATGAAACATTGTCATTCGGATGGACGCATACACAGTCACATAAACCAGATACGATCCGACGACGGCGGTACCGTATCAGGACGCATATCCATGAATAACCCGAACCTACAGCAGATCCCCGCACGGGATCCCGAGCTCGGTCCTATGATACGTAGTTTGTTTTTACCTGAAGAGGGCGAAAAGTGGGCTGCGATTGACTTCTCGCAACAGGAACCACGGATCTTGGTTCACTATGCGTATGTGTATGGCAAGAGTAAGGGGCTCACTTTGGATGGTGTAGAAGAATTTGTCCACGGCTATCGGAACAATCCCGATATGGACTTTCATACGATGGTTGCAGAAATGGCACAGATACCGCGAAAACAAGCAAAGACTATAAACTTGGGCCTGATGTATGGTATGGGGGTCGGTAAAATGTCTGACCAACTGGATATCACGCTTGACGAAGCCAAGGACTTGGTCCGTCAGTATCATACACGGGTGCCGTTTGTTAAGATGCTGATGACGGGCGTGCAAAACAGATTGAATGACAAGAGCAGTAGCGGTTCTATTCGGTCGCTGTTAGGACGTAAATGTCGGTTTGATCTGTGGGAGCCCGATACATTTGAGATGAACAAAGCGCTCCCGTACCGCGAAGCGGTGCAAGAGTATGGCGATACGACACGCCTGAAGCGTGCATATACCTACAAGGCCCTGAATAGATTAATTCAGGCATCAGCGGCTGATATGACCAAAAAAGCTATGGTTGATATATATAAAACAGGCCGTATACCGCTTATACAGATCCACGATGAGATAGCTATGTCCGTAAAAGACATAAAAGATGCAGAAACTATTTCGCAGATGATGGAAACTGCTGTAGACTTAGAGATACCGAGCAAGTGTGATATTGAGGTTGGCCCCGACTGGGGAACTGCCAAATAATTTTTTACTGCTAACACTTTTTCGGTTCTTTCCTCCCACCTAGCCCCGCTTGGCGGGGCTTTTTTTCTTGCATTTTTACATATTATCTTATATAGTCCTGTAAGATACTATACAAGGACTTCATATGGATACAGAAAAATGGAAATCGGTCCTCGTTCCCAAGGAAGTTTACGAGGAAATCAAACGAACAAGCGCGGATCGCGGACGAACTATCAGCGGTCAGCTAAAGATTATCTGGCAAATTTACAATAAGCTGAAAGAAAAACTTGATCCTAAGCCTTGACTTAAAAAAATTTGGGCTTAGTATGGGATAAGTTATATATATTACTATAGGAGAAAACTATGAGAAACGATGATTTATCCCAACCACAAGAGCGATCACATAAAGTGCGTTGCTACAACTGTCAGCGCGAGGCTCAACGTCAGGTAAAAACTTTTTACGGGTCAAAGCCCAATGAAAAGTATAACGGTAATTTGGAAATCAAAAAAGAAACACCGCGTCAATCTAGTGAGGGCAAAGTATTTTATGTCACAGAGTGCTACACGGGTAAATATGTTATGAAGTTTGGTAACTTTTGTTCTGTTAAGTGTGGTTTGATCTGGGCCAACAGCGAAATACAAAGGCGTCGCGATGCGCGGAACCCGAAAAATTTTGGTAGTGGGAGCTCTATAGATGAGGATACCAAAGGTAAATTAGAGGAGATGCGTGTGCGTATGTTTAGAAAGATGAACTACGGGGAATGACATGACGCCTGAAAGTATATATTTTATTTTATATCTGATAACTGTACCCGATATCGAGAGCGATCAACGGGCCATACACCGCATTTACTTTGAAGATTTTGAGCAATGCAATCACTACGCAGAGATATTAGATCAGCGCTATGATCCTGTTGTCC